GTTAAATTTTCTTTAGGCTCAATTTTATTCCATAATTCATCCTTAAAACTATAAATATGCCAAGGCATTTTTAAATAATTACAACTTAAGATATCAGATTCCGATGCAATTGAATCAGTTACAGGATGAGAGTGAAATATACCTACTATTTCTCCTTGGTCTTCACAATCAGCGTAATCATCAGGATCAATAACAAAATATTCCATTGTAGATTCTGCGATATTTTTACATGGATAAAAAACTTCTTGCCCTTTTATTATTGCGACCAAACCACAAGCTTCTTTAGGGAAAAGCTTTTCAGAATGTTCTTTCGCTTTTTCCTTCCAAGTCATGCGTTTATAAACCTACCAATACCAGGAAAATCATCTTCATTAGCCAGTTTTGAGGGTGCTGTTACTCCTATTAAATCAAAAGTTGAAACTAATTCAAATCCAACAACATTTCTATCTTCTGAAATCATTCTTTCTACAAAATATATTTCTTTATCAAATTCTGCTGTTGGGTCTGGTGTGCCATAAGGATTTGTATTATCAAAAAAATTAATACTATCAAGAAATTTTGCTAATGTTCTATGTCGTGTAATTTTTGCTCCTCCTAAATTTATTGGACAAATGAAATCTCCAATTTGGAATATATTATATTGTTTAAAAAATGACGTAATAGTTCCAAAAGCATTAGAAAATTTTATTTTAGGTCTTGGCAACGCACCATTAGTTGAATATGCATAACCCTCGGCTGAACATGGATATTTTTCATAAGTATTACCTTGCCAAACCACACTTTGCGAATCTTTTAAATTTACACCATTATGAAATAAATATGTAATAGGAACTGGAGGAGTAGTGTTTGACTGTTTAAAAGTCACTCCATTAGTTTGACTTGAAACAGTTTGACTTGTTAATGATTTTACTTTGAAAAAAGTTGAGGTTGAAGTTGTTTCTTCAGAAACAGTATAAAAAGTATCAATCATATTTTCAGCTTCATTTCCATTAGCCAATAATTCTTTAAATTTTAAATTTACAAGATCTCCTTTACTCGGCATAGAAAAATTAGCTGGAGGGGTTATTGTTATGACATCACCTGATTGTGCATAATCCATATCAATATTGTTAGGAATATAATGCAAGTTTTCTACTAACTCAATTGAAAAAAAATCAAGAATTGCTATTTCTTTTAGACCTTGTAAATCAGTAACAGGAATAGTCATTATGGCTCAAATACTTGTCTAAATTTTGCTCTTAATGTAGCTGTTTTAGCATTATTTAAAGTATAAGACCAATCCTCGCAACAATATTGTCCCGCACCTGATCGTATATATGTAATATTTACTGACTGATTGCTATTTGTCAAATTTTGACCTGTTTTAATTTTAAACTGATTTTCATTTATATAGCTTGTTACTAAATAATTTCCAGTCGTGACTAAAGCATTATTACTTGCAGTTATATTTATAAAATCATTTAGAGCAATACCATGATTATTAGAAGTTACTACACCAATTGTACTACCATTATCAATATTTAAACTTACTGATGTAGCTGATATAGATTCTGTCTCTGGTGTGAATGTAAAACTAGCTCCTAACAATGCTTGGGTTTTTAAGAACGCATCAATTGTTCTAGCCTCTTCGTGAGTTATGTGTTTGAAATTTACATTAAATTCATTTGGATCTTGCTGTGTTGGCAGGCCAAAAACTACCCTTTGTTCAAATCCATCTCCAAGTTTTGTTACCCTTACTTTCGGTTTTTCTGTTTTTTGAAAAGTAAAACTTGGTTTAATTGTTGTAGGAAAAATTGCCATTAGCTATTTAATAAACCTCCAGGTCTTTGCTCATCAATAATAGTTGATCTAATAACTGATCCTAATAATTCACCAAACTCTTGACTCTGTTCTTCATCTCCCTCCACAGATGAACCGCTTGCATCCACATTAACGATTATATTACCAACTCCTCCTCCATGTGCAATTACTCCAAGTTTTCCATCTTTTCCACGTTTCAACGGCATCACACTTTCAGGTCCAGCTTCTCCCATAAGTCCTATTCCGTTTTCCATAGGGAAAATACGAGGAGAATCAATTATGCCCCCCAACTTATAAGGAACGATTTTATTTTTTGCAAAGACATTCCCATTTGCATTTTTAAATGGATTTTTAATAAAAGATGTTGTTGAGGGATTAAAATCACCAAAAGATGTTAATGCACCGCCTAAATCTGTTCTAAATGATGTTGATCCTAATGAAGGTTTTGGTCTAAATAAATTACTCAAACCACCTGTCAATGGAGCTATTATATTTGCTCTTATTTGTATTCTTATAATGTCTGCAATTATTGATTGTGCAAGTTTTTTAAAATTTAAAGTTCCTGTTTGTACAAATTGTACAAGTGCATCTTCTAATTTTTTAAATGTACTCACAAAAGAGTTTGCTACTTGTTGATTTACGTCCTTAACAGAATCCCTATATTTATCTAAAATTTCTCTTGCTTTTTTGGTGTCTTCTTCAGCAGCTTTTTCCATAGGACTTTGAAAATCTGTTAATCCATCTCCTTCTTGTGCAAAAGGATTATTAAAGCCTTCTAAATTTAATCGACTACCACTAATATCAAAAGAACTTGTATCTATATTAAAATTAAATGGATTTTTCATAATATTTCCAAAATCTTTCAAAGTTTTATTTCTTAAATCTAGTAGTCGAACTTGTTCTTTTAAGAAATTTAATTCATTTTTATTCCTGTTCCTATCTTCATCTGACATTAATGCTTTATTAGCCTCCATTATTGAAAAAAGAAGAGGTGATGATGCAATAGTTAAAAGATCAGTAGCATCTCTTTTCCCAAGCAGTTTTTCAAGCTGATTTATTCTTCTTTGCATTGTTTCTCTTTTAAATTCATCTCCAATCTTCATGAATTTTTTAAATCCTTTTATGAAACGATTTAAATTATTAATAGCTATTTCAGTCATGTCTTGTATAGAAGCACCTAATGGTTGCAAAATATCACCAACATTTTTCTTCAATTCATCAAATGTTACCCTCATTCTTGCACCAGCTTCAGCAGAACTCGAAGCCATTTCTAAAGCTGCATCCCTATGATCCTCGCTTAACCTCACTACAAATTTCATAACACTATTTAGCCCGACTACACCATCTCTTAAATCTTTTTGCAATTGTGGCAATGTCCTGTTTGTAGCCAATGCAAATTTTGTTACAGCTCCTGGTAACCTTTCACCGAGCTGACCTTGTAATTCTTCAGCCGACACCTTACCTTTACCAAAAATCTGCGACATCGCTCGAATAGCAGATTTAACATCTTCTGCATCTCCACCTGTTGCTTTTATTGCCTCAGAAACACCTCTAAAAACAAGTTCTGCATCATTTACATTTCCACCTGCACCAATAACAGAAGCAGCTAATGTTGTGAATTGTTTTGAGGCATCTGCAATTGGAACATTCAATTCTTGAGATACATCTCTAATTATTTCTTGTGCTTTTGCAAATTCTTTTTGTGTTTTAGTAACACCTCTAAGTGCTACTTCAAGCCTCTTAATAGAAGCAGAATATTGTGCTGCTGATTTGCCTGCTTGAACAAAAGCAGCACTTGCATCAACAGTTAAACCAATCAATGCACCTGTTGCTATACCTGCTGGCCCTGCCCCTGCCCCTATAGCTGCAAAAGCTCCTGTCGTAGCACCTGCTGGTAAAAATCTACTTGCTGCTCCACCTACGGCAGCACCTAATGCAGCCTTACCACCAACTCCTATTCCCTTTGGGGTTTTTTTTGCTGTTTGGTTAAAAGCTTGTAACTTTGCTCTATTTTCATCTATTGCTTTACCTAATATGCCAAATCCTCTTCCATTTATCCTTACCTCTTCTCTTAATTTCTTAAGAACTTTTTCTTTCTGTCTAAATTGACTTATAGTTTTTGGTGTAAATTCAGTAACTTGCTGAATACTTTTTGCTAATGATTTAATTGCAACAGAACCTTTTTTTGTAGATTTATCTAATTTAACAATCTCTCTACTAAGAGACTTAAATTCTTTAAGTCCCTCAAGATCAATTTTTAATTTAATTAACTTTATTTCTTGCTTAGCCACTATTTCTTCTCCTTATTAATTTCAACAAGAGCTACTGATTCCATTAGTTGTATGCCCTCTAACATTTCTTTGCGGTTTTCTACATTGTAGAGGTCAAACAGTCCTCCAGCAAGCAATAAAACTTCATATTTTAACCCTACCATACCTCCAAAAGAACAATCCCATTGTGTACTCATTCTTAAAAACATCATAACAATATCCCAATTTTCATCAAACACTTCAAACTCATTTTCTTTCACTACAGGTTTCTTTATCTGAATACCAAAGACTTTCAAATCTTCTTCTGTTTCGTCAATAATCTGTTTGCCACCCGAAACCCAAAATAAAGTAGCATCCGTTAGTTTTTTACTTGTGCATTAGCATAAAACTCTTTAAATGCATCTAAAACACCTGCTACAAAATCAACGTCTTCTGAAAATTCTTTTAAGGTTGTCTTACTGAATTCAGTAGGTGTTCCATCCTCTTCATTTATACCATTCCATCCTACTAAAACTTTTTCTAAAGCTTCATATTCAGTTTCTTCCTCAAAATTATTTAATTCTGTTCTTGATAGACGATTAAATTTACCTTCAAAAGTAAAACTTTCAAACTCACCAGGATTAGTTTCGCTAGGTCTTTTAATCTCAACAGGCCAAGGATAGACCTTGGTCTTTTTACGAACAAATGCCATAAATACTAAATAATATATATACTTCTATACTTTAGCTAGGAAGTCAATACTTATTAAGTAAATATTAGGCTGAAATCATTATTAGCTGCATCTGGAACACAAGTATAAGGAATTTCAAGCATTACTATCCCATCAGCCTCACCATATGCTACATCTCCAATATCTACCTTACTACTTGTAAATTTAACTCTATTACCAACAGCAGTTCCATGCGTAAATTGTAAATTACCTAAAGTACCTTCTGCTATGGCTGCTGCAAAGAAATCTTTAAATGTTCCACTATCACCAGTTGATAATTTTGGAGCTTCTATTGTTACACTTCCAGTCGTTGCCCTGTCAGTAACTAAAACTTCTTTATCACCCCCAACAAGTTCTCTATAAACTAATTCATTACCTATATCAACATTTATATTCATTAATGCCCCTGCAAATCCTAACAACTCAAAAGCACTTGTATTAGCTTGATTAAAGACTAATGGTGTAGCTTGATGATCATAATCGGTATTAGAAATAGTAGGTAATGTTTCATCGGTTGGAGGGACATATATTCCAGTAAAAGAAAAATCTATACTTGGTATTTCTCCAACAGCCCCATTAATCGTAAATGTTCCTCTACAACCTTGTACCTTATGTCTTATACCATCTACATGGTAATGAATAGTAATAGAACCAAAACCTGTTGAAACTGGAGTATATGTAACTGTGTCATTACCAGATGGAGCATTAGCGTAGTCTTCGTCTGTAATATTTTGAAAAAGACCGCAAGCTTGTAAAGCTTTTCCATAACGAGGCGCAGTCCCCGCAGTTCCAGAAGCAGCAAGTTCGACTGAAAATGTACATTCAACTTTAGTGTTAGCCAATATCTGCTGAGATGCACCTAAGTAAGGTTTTACTACATCTCTGCTGATCACATCACTCGATTGTGGAGTAATAGAAAGATCTGTTACCAAAACAACATCTGCTGGAGCAGGTGCGGGGTTTGGCTCTGTTCCATATGTAGTCTCAGACTCAATCAGAATTACTCTTTTTCTTTGTAATAGTGCCATCGGTTTTACCTCTGTAGGGTGTTTTTAAAAGATTTGTCCACCCTTATTGTGGTGGTGTGTTTGTTTTTATATTAAACCTTAAGGGTTGTTAGGGTAACTAATAAATGATTAATTATGAAGTTAAACTATTGTAAGGAGTTCTATACATAATTTCAAATTCACAAGTAATAACACCAGCGGGCTGATCTGCTTCTAAAATCTCAAATGATTGAGTTGCAGGTTTTACATCAATAGCTAATCCATTCACAGAAGTATCAGTCAAAATTTTAGAAAATAAACTCTCAACTGTTGAATCTGCAATTTTATCAGGAATCACTCCACGAACTATAACAACAACTCTTACTCTTAATGTCCAATTAATTTTTTGGAATGTAGCCTCATTTATTGTTGGCTCATCAGTAACAGGTTCTATAACTATCGCTGGTGTTTCACTTCTTGTTAAAGCTTCAACTCTCGATCTATATATACGAGTTGATACACCTGTTGTCCCAGCCAAAGTAGACGTTAATTGAGTAAGTATAAGTTCTCTTTGGCTTGTCATTTTATTCTTTTATTAAGCTAACAATACTAAGTAAACCATCATCTATCTTTCTTGTGCTTCTTACTTTATATTTTTCATCAGCCACATTTATTTTATTATCAAAAACCAATCCACCTAGTTCCGATGTTTTTACTGTTAATTCATAGTCAGTAGTCATAACTAAACCATCTGCAATCATTTCATCAGGTTGATTTAATATACCTTTGTATATTACTCCGTTAAATGAAACTTTATCAGTAAAATGTTCAAAAAAAGGAGTGGTGTCTTCTATAAAAGTCATAAGAAAAAAGCCCCATTTAAGGGGCTATGGTTTAACCGTATTTTTTAGCACCGACAAGAGAGATTCCATACACAAAAACAGGTGATGAACCACCTACTGTTTGTACGATTTTTATGAATCTCTTGCACTCGTCTTTGTTTACTTCAAGTGTTTGCACTGAAGCAGATGTTGTAACTTGTGTAAAAGTTGCACCAGACAAGTCTCCATAAGTACCACCT